CTTGCGCACCCAGCCCGGGGCGTTCTGCTCAAACAGGCTCCAGTCCACAGAGGCATAGTCCGTGATACTGGAGTCCGGAAACTCACGGGCGAAGTCCTCCGCGTCTTTCCATGCCACGTACAGGCACCACTTGGCGTCGCTAAAGTCCGGCTCCTCTGCGGCCGGGTCAATGTAGACGTTCTCCTGGTATAGCACGCGCCGAATGCGGATCTCCTGGTCCCACGGATCGTCTCCGTCCTCGTCCCACTCCGTGGTCACCCGGTACCAGCCCCGTCCTGCCTTGATGGCTCGGTTGAGCGCCCAAGCCCTGGGCTGAGTGGCGTTGCTGTCCCGCTCGATACGCCGGTAAAGCCCCTGTTTGGTGTCCGCGATGGCCTTGGACGCCTTCTCAGAAACAGGGTGCAGTAGCACGCCCAGCTTGGACTTCACGAACTGGTTGAAAACGAGCTGGATAGGGTGCTTGAGCTGGTCAATGCTCAGCATGGGCCGGGCCGGGGTCGGAACGCCGTCGATGATCCCGCCCTTGCGCTCCATCCGGGCCCGTTCGTCCCACTGGTTCTCGGCCACCTGGAACAGCAGGTCTTCCCGCTCGCGCTGCATCTGCTCGGCGGTGGTCTCGTTGGCCAAGAGGTAGCACTTACGGGCGCGCTCCACGAGTTCATTGGCGGGGATGCCGGAGACGGATTCGGTGGTGCTCACGACGCCATCCAAGACTGCGGGAAGTTGGGCATAGCCATCTTCTTCTGCTCCACCGGCACCTGATGCCTCACCGCCAGTCCTCGGAACGCATCCGCCCCGTGGCTCGCCCAATCGTGGACAGGCTCAGGCTTGAACTCATCCAAGCGGGTGTTGTAGTCGCGCCTGTAGTGCCGCAGAGCCTCCAAGCCATCCTCGCAACCCTGCTCATCGAACCAGCAGCGGGCCAAGAGCAGCCGGGCAGCGTTGATGCCCTCCTCAACCTCTCCGCGGCCCGTCTGAGTCAGCCTGGGCGTGATCTGGAACGTGTAGCCGTGCTCCTTGAAGGTCTGAATGCGCGTCTTGCCGGTGCCCAGCTCGCGGACGGCAATGTCATGCGGGCCCCAATGCTTGCCGTACACGTAGCCCTTCTGCTCTGCACGATCCCGCAGCATCTGCGCGTAGTGCGGGATGCCCTGACCGCTGTTCTCGTAGTAGTCGATCAGCCGCACCTCGCCGCTGCGCAGGCTCTGAGAGAACCAGCAGGACATGGCGTCACCGATGCCCAAGTCCCAATCCGTGTCCACCGGTAGGGCTGGGTCGAACGGAACGCGGCAGATACGGCCCTGCGTCCGTGCTGCCGCCATCTCGGTCCCATAGATCGCCCCCTTGATGGCCGCCTCCGGGCTCAGGTACCACTCCTGGTCGAACTCTGCTTGGGTCATCACGTGATCACGCACAAGCTTGCGGTCGTCCTCCATCGCCTGCGTCAGCGCCGCAATGGTCGGCCCCGCCTCGGTCTGTAGCGACACATCCACGTTCTGCCAGACCGCGTACCAGCTCTCGTTGTCCTTGGCCGCCTGGTACGTGTCGAAAAGCTGGTCCTTGCCCTTGATCGTGCCGCTGAAGATGGCGTAGCCCAGATGGTCAGCCAGGGCCTTGGACAGGATCTCGCCGAAGACTCGCGTGCTGATCTGGCTGTATTCGTCCAAGGACAGTCCGGACAGGGCGGGGCCGCGCAGGGAGTCCGGGTCATCAGCCCCGATAAGCTGGAGCTTGTTCCCGTTGGGGTAGGTCACCAGCAGTTCAGAGTTGTTCTGCTTCACCCCAGGAATAGGAGCGCTGAACTCCTTGAGCATGTCCCACGCAACCAGCTTGGCCTGCTTCAGCGTGGGCATGACGTGCCAGTACACGCGGCGCTTCAGAAGTGGCCGCAGAAAGGCCTCGCCGGCGTTAGGCAGCAACGAGCGCAGCCGGGCCATCTCCCAGGAGTCGTCCATTGCCGCGCGCTGGTGGTGGTTCAGGATGGCAGTCGTCTTGCCGGCGCGACGGTGCAGCACCAAAGCAGACCAACGCCGATAGCTGGCGTGCAGCTTCTTGGCCCAAGACCTGGGCGCGTACGGAATGACAACCTGCTGGGCAGCGCTACTCACTAGTCTTCCACGTGATGCTGATGCCGCCGGACAGGTTGCCGTCCACTTCCACGTGCTCCTTGGGCTTGTCCAGCGTGCGGTTCATCAGGTCCGTGAATGCCTGCACCGAAGGCTGCTTCTCGTACACCTCCAGCATCTCGAACGTGTCGTCCTTGCCGCTCAAGATCAGCTTCACCTGGTCCTGGCTCACCTCGACAAAGCGGCCAGTCTTGCGCTCCCTGGCCACTAGGTACTTGATGCCGCAAGCGTTATCGAGCTGGGAGTCAAGTAGATCGTCCATGCGGGCGATGACACGCTCGCGCAGGCGGGCCCGGGCCATCTCACGGTCGAGACCGTTAGTGCCCTTCTTCCTGCCTGCGCCTGGACGGCGCCCGCCGTGTCCGTTTGCCATTTGAACAGTTTCAAGAGGACGTGGCGCGCCAAGCGCAAAAACAAGCCCAGCCAAGTCCGCTAGTCTTTGCGACGCAACCACCGACTAGCCCCAGGTGCGACGCATGAATCCCTTCTTCGCAATCCCCACAGACTCTTGGATAGGCTAGCGGCACGCTTGGCGGTGCTTGTCCTACGGCGGCCTCCCAACCCCGCACGTATTCATCCAAGTCGCGCAGGTCCATCGCTGCGTCAGCCACGCCGTGCCAGTCCTCAGCCTCTACCTTCTCGGAGAGGTAGGCAATGAGAACGGCGCGGCGCTTCCGCATCGCATCGATCACGCGCCATCACCCCACGGATAGCCCAGCAGTCGCAGCCAGTTCATGCTTCTTTCTCCCTGTCCATCCCGAACGGATACGGACGCTTGTAGTGCTCCTCATAGAGCTGGGCCAGAACAAAGTCATGCACCTTGACCACGCTCATGAGGCGGTGCATCTCGCTGAAGTGACGCTCGCTGCGGTCGAAATACTTGCGTGCCATGTACGCCATGGCGCTGAGCGTCAACAGGTTGAGCGAGAGCAACACGTCAGTAGTGCCCATTACCAGCTACCCGAGCTTCCCCCGCCGCCAGAACTGCCTCCCCCAGGCTGATACTCAGGCCCCTCGGCGCCGATGACGTTGGCGTAGCCCACGCACGGCTGGCATGGGGGTAGGGCAGCATGGGGCGGCTCCGGGCTGTGCGCCTCGTACTTGGCTTGGCCGCAGCGCAGGCAGGCGATATCAGTCATGGCTGTTCCCCTTTGAGCACTTGGAGCTTGCGCTCCAGCCGGCGCGCCGCAGCCTCATCGCCCCTGCGCAAGGCTTCCGCCCGGTAGTGGCTGTACTGCTCTCTCTGCAAGTCCCGGATGCCGTTCAGCGCCTCTTGCGTGTTCGCCGCCAGTCTGGGGAAGTTGGCTTGCAACAGGTTCACGTCAGCGCGGATGTCGAAAACCTGGCTGGCCAGCTTGCGTTGGTCCTCGCGTAGCTCCTGGTGCTCTCTGGCCTCGACGCTGGTCACTCGGCTGCTCAGGCTCCCAATGAGGGCGCTCCCCAAGCTGACGATGACCACCACCACCCATGGATGAGCAGAGAGGCCGCGCCGCCAATCAGTCTCTGGGCGCACCACATCCTTCAGGGTCTCCAGCTCGCGGCGCATCACGTCATCAAGCGGGTCAGCCACGGCCCTACTTGGCGTCCTCTCCGAACTTCTTGATGGCGGTGTCGCTAGGCAGCAAGCCACCCCCAGCCAGGAATGCACCCACGACCCCCAGCACGTGACGCACAACCCCGTTGCTGTTCACCCAGTCCAGGAGATCAGGGTTTGCCAGGACGTAGGCGTAGACAGCCAGGGCTCCAGCGCCTAGCCACTTCTTGTTGGCCTTGAGCCATTCCCAGACGCTACTCACGCAACCCCCTTGCGGCGGTCGCCGCTCAGAAAGAATAGAGCCCCGGACACATATCCAGCCAAGAACGCAGAACAGGGCAGGTAGAGGCTGAACATCACCGCCGACGCGAGAGCCACCAGCGCGAGCGCCAAGCCCACTCGGAACTGATCCCCCAGCGGCACGTAGCCGTAGCTCATGGGATGCACGCTCGGCTTCATCCGGGGCGGGAAGAAGTGGCCCATCAAGACGCCGACGGCCAGCGGCAGTAGCGACACGGCATTGGCCGCGTCCACCACTGTCCAGGTGATGGGCACAAACAAGTCACGGCGCAGGAATGCCAGAGTCTCC